GCGAGCGCACACAAAGCCGAAAACATAACCATGTTCGACAAAAGACTTAGTAAAACCATGAAACTTGGCAGCAGTAACACCATAAGCAGAGAGATTGCCTTGAGGAGAGGTGTTGTCGGTTGCAGAAGTCTGCGCTATTGGATTGACATTTACCATTTTAGTAAAAGAACCAAGAAATTCAGGACGCTGAAGACGAGCATCAGGAGAAACTACGCCAAAGAAAGAGCGGAGTACTTCTGTATAACGACTACCACCACGAGCAAGGCGCTCATAGAACTTCTGCATCTGGAAAGCGGTACGAAGACTATTAATCGTAAAGATACTTGAAGTGTCCAAATCAACATAAGAATCATTGCCAAGATAACCAGAAGCAGCTTGAGCGGACATGGTAATACTATCAGAAGAGTTGCCAGCAAAGCCACCTACATTACTCCAGTTAGAATCTGAACCTCTATTAAAGGATATAGATCCTGAGCCTGAAGCTCGCCTGTCGCCACCAGAAGAAGAGGCGTCGCCGCCATAAGCAGAAACAGCGGCAAGCTGATTACTAGTGCTATGGAGCAGATAACCAGTCATAGGTGAAGGGTCAACTATAGAAGCGGTACCAGCAAGACCTATAGAAACGCCAGGTCCTTTCTGTGTCCACGGAAGAGCTGAAGTAAAGTAATCATGACGTTTACCACGAGGCGGACAAGCCAAACCGGGAAAAATATTGGTACCTGAAGTGAAAACCCAAGAAGGCTGTTCAGAAGATCGGGCAGAGTTCAAAACTTCGTTGGTATCGCCTTTCTGAATCTTGACGGAATTCTGGAGGTTTTCATCTCTAAACCATTCATTCCAAATAAGGTAAACACCACGAAATGGAAGAGCGCTAATACCAGATATATTACCAGACGTATTCAAGGGCAAGCCAAAATAGTCCCAAAGAGAGCCTATATAGATATTATCAGAGTTACCAGTAGCAGTAACAGTAGGGATAACATAATCAGTACTATCATCAGGATCTTCCTGCTCGAAACAGAAATTCTGCCAGTGTTCCCAAACGAGGCGATTTGGGACAAAAAAGAAAAACCAATCCAGATAAATATTATCCATGATAGGCTTAATAGGAGTAGCCAAGCGAGCGAAATAATTAACAGACATCCTAGTAGTATCGCCAGGCAGCACCTCGTCAACAAATACAGGTATAAGCTTACCAGCATCAAAAGTTGTTTTATAGACATGCGAGCGGTCGAATTTAGTCCTTCGCATATACATAGCGGGAGCATCGCTAAAGCGATGTCCTCGAACTCTAATTTTACGAGCCAAATTTTCACCTTCTTCGAAGTGTAAACCCAAGAATTATCCTAAAGCAAATCATTCTTAGGTTTTAGTTTATTTTTGCGTCACCTACGCCAGTTACATCAAGTAAGTAACTGGCTTCGGTGACGCCTATTTTTGTGTTTCTTCATTATTTTGTTCTAAAGTGTTACTTTTTTCTTGTGTTTGTTTACTACTTACAGACTGTTGTGGTTCATCAAAGGCATATTTGCTACCATACAGACCTTGTCGTTGGAGATATTCGAGCGTTGCAGGATCATTCAAATGGTCGATGAAATTCATAGGATCGTGACCGAATTTTGCTCGAACGTAAGCGGGTAAACTGTAAAATTCTTCACGAACTCCAGACACAAGCTCAAGAGCTGTACTGTAGTCACCGGGAAGCGTTGCATCTCCGAACTGCAGATAAGCGTATTGCGAACTATCGCCGAGGTCAAGAGTCATGATACCTTTCTGACCGTCTGCATACTTATTTACGATGTAATTGATATCAGTTTCATCTTTCTCGTCCTGAACTGTAAGAGAAGGCATGGTAAACTCAATGCCGCAATGATCATGTTCTTCTACAGGATCATAAGCTGTCTTAAATTTCATAGTTTCACCTCCTTTCGAAAGCGCCTAGACGCGGCGTGCGTGGCGTACAAAAAAAGGGCGATCTCTGTGAGATCGTCCTTTTTCTGATACGCTCTTTATTAGATTATCATTTAGTAGAATCATTGTCAACAGTCTGCACATATTCTATGGCGCGACCAACCAGGACAGGAACGTGGGGCTCGTCACAATTCTCAATGTAATAGCGACCGTCGCTGTCACCGAGATTGCCAACATAATACAAAGTAAAATCTTCAGGATATTTTTTAATAAGCATTTTATCATCGTTAACTATACCCTCAAAAGCTCGCAGAGCAAGCATATCATTGTGATAAACCTGCGGAGGACTGAACTGTTCAGCCTTGGAATCATAAATGGAATACAGTCTCAGCGGAACCATCTCCTTTTCTAAGTGCAACTAAATACCTGCGAATCATAAGATATAACCTAGCTGATATAACATAATAGTCATCATCAAGGCGAATAACTTTAGAATCATCAGGTTTGAAATGGTAAGCGGCATATTTACTTCCACGAAAAGAATAATTAAAAGTAATATCACGCTCACAACAGAATTTTTTTACAGCTTCAAATTCACTAATAAGTATCACCTCATTTCTGACTTAATAATAACACAGTCACAATACCTTGTCAAGTTTTCTGCCAAGAAAATGCTTATACTTACCTTCCTGAACGCGGCAGCGGGCCATCAATCGCTCAAAAGTATTGTTCTCCAAGTTATGCAGCATCTTCTCAATACGGTTATTACGAATAAACTCCATCCAGTGAGGATGCGTTTCATCAAATTTCTTATCGTAATAACGAGGAGGACGCATCTTTTTACCATTGATGACAACATAATCGTTAGAATAACATTCTTCACCATGATCCTCGAGCCATTTAGCGCCTATGCCAGGACGATTAGAAGCAACCATAAACTCAGGCGTACGGCCTTTATAGTGAGCAGCAGCATCTTTACCAGTCTGTTTTTTGACTATGTAGCGGGCGACATAGGCAGCAGAATCAAAACTAAACTCACCAATAAGATGCATACCGTATTTCCATACTTTGGCAAAACGAGCAGAAGTATAAGTGTTATAACCGTCTGTACGGAACCGAAAAATTTTGTCATCAAAATCAATATTAAACAAGATGTAATGATAATGGGGACGAGCATGAAGTTCACCATATTCACCACAGCCGAGGAAACGAATACCACTGCCATACTCACGACGAAGATTTTTCATAAAGGTCTGATGAAATTTCTTGCTTAAGCTTTTATCACGTGGCAAATGATAATCGTCGAAAGTGCAAGTAACGAAATAAGCAGAAGACGAAGAACGGGCTTCGTGAACAGCACGGACAGCCCACTGTCTGCTATTTTCGAGGCGACAGCCGATGCATTGTTTACAAGAACAACGAATGAAACGGCTATCGCCAGCAAGTTCAGGGTGAGAGGCAAGGCCACCGTAAAAACTATAATGCTGCTTTCCATTTTTCGTAACCGCTCCTTCAACTGGATACATAAGAATAGGATTATAACAAACCATATTAATCACCTGTACCGATTGTATCAGGATTAAATCAGAATGTCAAATCCTAAATCCACCTCGTCCTACTCTTTTAAAATTTCTACGACGAGAACGGGAGGTACGCCGAAAAAGGCGTCGTGAACCTCGCTTGGATAAACGACGACGTCTCATTTAGCATCCCTCCAAGAACCGAAAAAACGGCTAGTTTTTTTAGAATCATTCTTATTAGCAACTGGCTCAACAAGCTGCGCAACATCGGCTTGAAAGTCCGAGGCAACCTTTTTAGCAGTAACAGTATTAGAAGAAGCTCTACCTTTAAGAGCTTCAATTAGATCCACAACTTCCTGGATAAAGGGAACAACAACAGAAACAATAAAAGTCAGAATCATAGTAGTTTTGTTAGACATAAAATTATCTCCTTCCAAAATAGCGACCTCCGAGGAAGCCTATAACATTTTTGACAGTGGAACCAACACCACTAGCGACAGACCTGGGAGCACCTGTAAGACTTTCAATATTTTTATAGAAATCACGTTCCATACCTGCCATTTCAGTTTGAATATTATCAAAAGCAGCGGCAGAATTAGCACGATTAGCAGAAGCAATATTGTTCAAAACACCAGAGCTAAGGTAAGAACCCTGAAGCCGAAGATTTTCAAGCTCCAAATTCATCTTTTCAAGTTCGTAACCAAGGCGCTTTTCATAAGTCTGCTCACGAAGATTCAAATCATTTGCAAGAATACCATTTTGAAGTACTGTTCCATGGGTGCTCTGACGCACAGAATCGGCTTCTGCGACGTTTTTATCAATTTGAGACATTGCAAGATGCTCGGCATTCTTAGCCTGCCTCTCAGCGGCACTAGCGGCTTTAGAAGAGTTCATAGTAGAACCAATATCACTCATACCTACAGAAGCAGCTGAAGCTCCAGATATAGAGCCGCCTATTCCATTAGTTGCGGCAAGAACAGGATTAAGACCAGCTTTGCGCATATCTTCTACAGCCCATTGATAACGATGTTTATAGTTCTCAACATTCCAAGCGTTAGCCTGTGCGGCATTAGCGGAATTATAATGGTTCTGAACAGCAGATCCAAAAACAGAACCAGCAACGCTGCCTAATGTATCAGAAAGCCATGACATAATATCACATCCTTAGAAATGGTCAACAAGGCCGGGAGTACCAAACATAGGCATAGGACGCACGGTAGTGTAACGGAAGCCTACGTCAAGCAAGAATTCAGGCTCACTGGGAACAGCGATAATACGCTCAATAGGTGGATTTTCAATAATAAACTCTTCGTTGAGAGTTGGGGCATTATTAAAGAACTGGGACAAATGCCACTTATCCAAAGAACCATTAACTACAGAGCTACGGAATTTACCAGTAATCTGCGAAGGCTTGTAACGATATTCGGCATAGCGTTCCTGATAGCCAAAAACAGTAGTATCAGCTTCAGTACCTTGAGCATAGATCTCACGAAGCTCAATAGCCTGTTCACCAAGATGCGCGAATGTAGGCCAATAAAAATCATAAACCGTAGAGCGAAGCCACATCTTATTGATACCCTGCTGATAAGTAAGATCGGAGCGAGCGCACACAAAGCCGAAAACATAACCATGTTCGACAAAAGACTTAGTAAAACCATGAAACTTGGCAGCAGTAA